AATGGGGCGGGATGGCTGTTGGAGGGGGGGGCGATTCCGTGCGACGCGAAGCTATCGCGGGAGTTGTCCGAGCCACGGTGGACCGGGTCAGTGGTGGGGCGATTGAAAGCGACGGGGAAACGCGAGCTACGGAAGACGCTGGGACGGTCTCCCGATCGCGCTGATGCGGTTGCGCTCGCGGTTTGGAACTGTGGTGGGCAGTGGGGTGGCGACAGGGGGACTTCGCATCTGAACCCATACGCACGGGACGGGGGGCCTTCTTTGGGTGGTTCCGTGTCCAGGTCTTCGTGGGATTCTGACGACTGATGTTACTTGTTTTTTTTTGGTTCTCATGTAGGGTTGGGGGGTGGCGCTCTTTTCCTCGTTGTTAACGCGGGTTAGGAACTACGCGGGACCGCGCGAATTACCGGTTGGCGAGGATCTCGAATCGGGGTGGCGTCGGCAAATCTCGCCTGTTGTCCTGTCGCAAACTCGATGGGCTCTTGAGGATCTTGAGGGTGCGATCGTCGCAGCTGACAACGGGGTGTTGCGGTCTGCGGGTCGTCTTTGGCGTGCGACGCGCCGTGATGGGGTTTGCGTGGGGGTTTTGTCCACGCGAACCCTTGGGCTCGTTCAATTGCCTGTAACGTTTGCAAGCTCTGACGAGGGCCTGATCTCAGCTATCAGCGGCGAGTTTCGTCGTGTGTTCCCCACTGGTGAGCTGGCATTACTTGCCGCCGATGGGCGGGGGCTGGGGATTGGCGTCGCTGAATTTGTTGAGCTGCCAGGGTCTAGGCTTGTGCTCCGTCGTCTTGAGCCGGAGTTCTTGACCTATCGCCGTTCTGAGGATCGGTGGTATTATCAGTCGATCCGAGGTCTTGAGGCGGTTAATCCAGGGGATGGGCGCTGGATTTTGCATTGTCCGGGGGGGGCGGCGGAGCCGTGGTCCCAGGGGCTGTGGACTGCGCTTGGTCGCGCGTTTATTGCCAAAGAGCATGCTTTTTATCTTCGGGAAAACTACGGCAGCAAGTTGGCGAACGCGGCAAGAATCGCGGAAGCGCCAGCCGGAGCAAACGATATTCAACGAAAAGGTTGGTTTTCCAGGGTTGCCTCGTGGGGTGTGAACACGGTTTTTGATGTCCCGCCTGGGTACAGCGTGAAACTTCTCGAGAGCAACGGACGGGGCTACGACGTTTTTCAGCAGACGATCGCCACGTCAAATCAGGAGATCATCGTTTGCCTCGCAGGTCAAGAGGTAACGACGACCGGCGGAACTGGGTTCGCAAATGCTGGCGTTCACGCGACGATCCGTAGTGATTTGATCCAGTCTGATGCGGATGCGCTAGCTGAGACACTGAACGAACAGGCCTTGCCTGTTTGGGCGAATGAACGTTTCGGTGCAGGTGCTGTCGATGATGCACCTCGTGTGGTGTGGGATACAACGCCGCCCAAGGACCTCAATTTGGAAGCGCTGGCGACAAATCAAGCGGCTATTGCCATCGCTGCGATGAATTCGGTTTTGGCAGGGTCTGGGTTACAGGTTGACGCCGTAGCGGTTGCTCGTCGGTTTGGGGTTCCGTTGATCGAAACGACACCAATGCCACCGCTACCAACGGAAGGGGGATCGGGTGTCTAGACGGCGGTTGTTTGCTGGCGTGATGGCGCAGGGGGTGGGCTCGGATACTGTCGAGCGTCCATCGAAGGGCGAAGCTCCGACAGCCTGGAGGATCTGGACCTCTGGTGAGAACTTCTCAGACAAAGGCTCGATCTTTTTTACTAATGAATCCGCACGTTTGCTGTTATCGGAGCAAGAGGCCAGACAGCGTCGCTATGTGGTCGATTTCGACCATTTGAGTTTGACGACTGATCGACCAGCGGAGGCGGGTCGCGCAGCGGGATGGCATTCTCTCGCTGTCAGAAATGGGGAGTTGTGGGCTGTCGATGTCGAGTGGTGCGCGGATGCTAAAGCGGGCCTAGAGGAAAAGCCTCCGCGTTGGAAGTATTTTTCACCTGCATTCCACGTCGACAAGTCGGATCAAGTTGTTTCATATGTCAACTGTGCGTTATGCGTTAACCCACTTTCCAGGGGAATCCCTGAGTTAGCGGCGTTCACGAGGGGTAAGACCATGGATCTAAAAAAGGTGCTGGCGTTGTTGGCTGCGATGGCAGAAGGCGAGGGGGTCAGCGACGAACAGAAACAGGCGGTCGCTGCTGCGTTGTCGTTTCTTTCTCCTGAAGAGAAGAAAGACAATCCGGAAGAGAAACCGGAAGAGAAGAAAGACGCGGAAAAGTCGGAAGACACTCCTCCTCCTCCTTCTCCTGCTTCTCCGCCTGCGGCAAAGGAAGACGAGAAAGAAAAGGCATCAGCGGTAGGCGTCGGGTCGCTCGCTGCGCTGGCGGCACGTCTCGAGGTGTTCGAGGTGCGCGAGGCGCTGACGGGTCGGGTCGACATTCCCGAGGGCCAGCGACGGTGGCTACGGGGCCAACCGCTCGCTGTGGTGCGATCGTACCTGGCAGAAGTCCCAAGAGGAACAGCGGAGCGGCACGCGTCGGCAACGCTTGGTGATGGCGCGCCTATGGGTCTCCAGGGCGAAGAATTGGAAATGTTGAATCGGGCGATGGGCATTCGAAGTAAAGAAAAATCTGGACCGGAACGTGACGAGTTTGGGCGCCTTGTGTTGCGCGCTCGTGGTGCGGGAGGTGTAAAATGAGTTTTTTGACGAAGGAACGGCCAAGCTCGGTTCGCGTGGTCAATAGGGATCGTCGTCCGATTGTGGGGGACGCGATCAAGGGCGCGCTGGCTGCGTCGGTGGTGACTGGGCCATCGCGTGGCAAGTACATGCGGGCGGGGCAAAAGGTGGGGACGCTGGTCGTTGGGGGTTCGGCGGTTGGCAGGTTTACTGAGGCGGCGCCGTTGGGAACGGAAGCCGAGATCCAATTTTTCTCGGAGCGTACGCTTTTCCTTCTGAAAAATGATCCGGTGGTTCCGGTGGTTGCGGCTGACATTGAATCGCCGTGTTGGGTCCTCGACGACCAAACGGTGACAGGTGCGCAGGGCGCACAGTGCGCTGGAATTGTGTACGAAGTAACGTCGGAAGGGGTATGGATCGAAGTTGCGGATTCTGGGCTTTTCCCAACACGTTCCGGCGTTACAACGTTGGTTGCTGGGGTTGCATCGGTGCTGAATGTGCCACTGAGCGCTAATAGTAGGATCCATCTTCAAATACGCGACATTGGAACGGGTGCAATGACGGGGTTTGTTGCTCTTATTGCTCCGGTGTCGTCACGTAACATTACGCTGGGGTCATTCGTGATCCAAGCGATCGACGGCGCGAAAGCCGTCATCACTACGGCTGTCTGTGTCGTGGAGTGGGAGGTCGTAGCGTGAAAATTACACCTGATTTTTTCGTGTCGTTTGAAACCAATGTTTCGCTTTTGGTCGTGGATGCCTGGTCGCGTATGGAGGAACGCCTTGTCTGGGATAAATTCGTAGAAAAGAGAACCAGCGGGACGTTGCGCGAGCTGTTCGTCTGGCTCGTTGAAGCCGCAAGGATTTACCCTGAAGGACTCGGGGGAAATCAGCGCTTCGATGATCTTGCGTCGGCATTCTTTGAAATCACCAACACGAACAGCGGCGCGTCTCTCCGGTTGACTCGGAACGAGCTCGAAGACAACCAAAAAGACGTTGGCAACGGTCGCGTGATGCCTGTCTTCGACTACGCGGGGAATTGGGCGTCGCAGGTTGGCGGGTCCGCGGCTTATTGGCCGCAAGAAAAATTTTTCCAGCTGGTTGGTTCCGGAAAAACGAAGTCCTCTTACGACGGCGTGCCTTTTTTCTCTGCTTCGCATCCGGTGAATCCATCCATGGATGTGAGTCCGACTTATTCGAATTTGTTGACCGCCAAACCGATCGGCGGAACGACTCCTCTTGATACTGCTGCGAACAACCTTGCGGCTGTCTTTGCTGCGATTCGAGGTCTTCGCCAGCCAAACGGCGTCCCTCGTAATCTGAAACCACGGTTCATTCTGGCTGGGGAGGATCTGCGCAAGCGCGTCTACGAATTGACGGACAGTAAATCGATCATCGCCTCAGGCGGCACTGGGGGAGCGGGTGTCGGTGCGGTCGAAAACGTAATTTCGGCACGTTACGGACTCGAACCTGTAATCGCGGCGGAGTTGTCCGAAGCTGGTGTTTATTACATCGGCGTCGAGAAATCGCCGGGTGAGGGTGGGCCTTTCATTTATCTGGAGCGCGAGGGGTACCGCCTAGACACCTACGTCCCTTCGACCCAAGTGGAGCTTGCTCGTCGCGCTGAATTCGAGTGGAAATTCACTGGGCGCAACGGTGCTTCCTACGGGCATCCGTATTTGTTCTTTCGAGTTGAGCCTGTGTGATGGCAACTGCGTATTTGACAGCGGAAGAATTCAAGCTTCGATCCGTGATGCCACCGGAAGAAGTAGACCTCCTGGAGCAGAGTTACCCCGGGTTCCTGCGCGCGCGTCTCGCTGAAGTATCGGGACGCATTGATGCTCGTCTGTCGAAACGCTATCTGGTGCCTTTTGCGTCTCCTCCAGCGGAAATCGTTTGCGCGTGGGTAGAGCGGCTCGTTACGCGGGATCTCTACCTGCGGCGGGGGTTCACTCCAGGATCCAAACAGGATGATGAGATTCTTCTTCGTGCAGTAGCAGCTGAAACGGAGATCCGGGAAGCTGCTGACGCACGGGAGGGGCTCTTTGATCTTCCGGTCCGGGACTCGGAAAAAAAAGGCGAGTTCTGGGGGTACTCGGAGGATAACCCGTACGCCTGGACGGATCGGGGGGGGAGGCGCAATGGCTGATCCTCTCGGCCCGCTGGTGGCGTTGCTCGCGCGCGTGCGGGGGCTCCCTGGGGTCGTAGCGGCTCGAGCTCGTGGAGAGCTCCTCGAGGTGGCTCGAGAAACGGCGCAGGCTGGACGCGGGCCTGAGGGGCGCGCGTGGGCGCCTCGTCGTGAGGGAGGCCAGGCGCTTGCGAGGGCAGCCGATCATTTGTCCGTTAGGGGTTCGGGGTTGGCCCTGGTTTTTCGACTTGTTGGTCCTGAGGCGTTTCACGGCGCAAAGCGGCCAGTTTTGCCGACGGCACTTCCGGCTCGTTGGGGGGAGGTTTTGCAGCGGCTAGCTGTCGCAGAATGGGAAAGACTATGCGGTCCGCGCTGATTTATTTGGTTGACAGCGTTCGCTCGCAGTTCGTCGCACGTGGCATTGTCGCGAGCGTGGCAGTCGGGTGGAGGGCGCACGCCAAAACGGCTGCGGGCGCTGCACGGGTGGTTTTCGAGCCTTCCGAGGATGGGCGTGGCGGTCGGTTGTTACAACCGGGGCAAGCTGGGAAACGTGATCTAGGTTCGGGGCTTCGGGCGCGTGCGCTCGCTGATTGGGAACGTGCGGTCACTGTGTATTGCTGGGCTATAGACGTAGCGTGTCCGAACGACCAACGCGCTCAAATTGAGACCGTAGAAACGCTTCTGGAAAATGTCGTGCGAGCGGTCCAAACGTGTCAAGCGGCAAATGTCAAATGGGGTGCGGTGTCATGGCCTGTTTCCCCAGTGGAGCGGGTTGCAGGGGCGGAAGTCAGTGCAGCTTTTGTGCTGACGTCGCCTTTGTACGATTGGGAAATTGAGACTGGGTTCCCAGAAACAGTCGCAGTAGAAAAGGGGTTCAAACGATGATTCCAAGCGTCATAATTGAAAAAAGAGATCGGCAAACTGGCGTAGTCCGTCCGTCTTCAACCGGGGTTCTTGCGATCGTTGGGCCGTGTTCCCGGGGGCCGTTGAATTTGGCTGGAGGTTTTACTGACGCACGTTTGGCGTTGGAGGAATACGGACCGGGGCCGCTGGTTTCGTACGCGACGACTTTTTTACAACTGGCTCGGCTGCCTGTGGTGCTGGTGCGGTCAGAAACTACGGACCCTGGATCAATCGACGCTGTCGTGATCGAGGGAGGTGGAACAGCGACAGCGACGACGACAGGGGAGCCCTATGCGGATTATGGTGTAGTTGTCCGTTTTGTGTCCGATGGCATTATTGGAGAAGCTGATCCCCCGCTAAAATATCAGGTGAGCCTAGACGGGGGGCAAAACTTCGGTTCCAGGTTCGCCTTGGGCGTTGGGAAAGAGATTTACATTGCGGCTGTGGGGCTCCGGTTCGTTTTCACTGATGGGACGATCCTAGGGGGGGAAACTGTTTCTGCTCGCACGTGGGGCCCAGACTCCGAATCGGCAGCGATCGATGCCGCGCTAGAGGGCCTGCGCGTTTCGTCTTCAGTATGGGAATCTCTTTTGATTTGCGTTAGCGTCGAGACTCCGATTACTGATCGCCCTAGTAAGAATGTGGGGGTAACTGTCGAGCAGGTTTCCACGTGGCTTTTGGGCTTGGCAGCAAAAGGTCGATACCGCACTGCACTGATGAGTCTTCGCATGAAGGCGCCATTTGAACCTGAATCCGTCTACCGCGAAGCGGCGAGGATGGCAACGTGGCGATCAGTCTCTAATGACATCGTAGTGGGGGCTGACGGCGGCATTATCTGGGATCCGTTGGTGGGCGCGATGGTCGTTAGGCCAACGGCGCTATTCGTAGCGGCTCGTGGAATGTCCAACGGCGATCCATCCGAAGATGTGGCCTATGTCGGCCGTGGTCCGATTGTTGGGGTGCAGATCGCGGACACTCGTGGGAACGCACTATTCCACGATGAAGCTCTTTTCCCAGGGCTCGACGATTTGCGGCTCGCAACGCTCCGCAGTTTCAACGGCAAAGATGGCGTATTTATCAATAACGCTCCGATCCTGAGCGCGAATGGTTCTGATTTTGTCTACTGGCAGCATGCGCGCATATGCAATATCGCCTGCGAGGTCGCCTATGCGCTGTTAACAGAGCAGCTGTCGAAGGGCGTCGAAAAGTCTACAAAGAAGGGTCCGAATGGGGAGCGATACATTTCCGAGGAATCGGCGCAGCTAATCGAGGGCCTGGTGGACGCAGGCCTAAAATCGCAACTGCGCGGGCGCACGTCTGACGTGCAATGCGTCCTTTCCAGAACAGACGACATTTCGTCGAATGCCGGCGCGGTGATCCATGCAAAAGTGGAAATAGTTTCTTTGGCATACATCAAAGAGTTTGCCGTTAGTGTCGGTTATGTTGTTTCGCTGTCTGGTGGGGTGCAATCATGATGGATCCTATGGTCATCAACCCTCGCGTAAACGGGGTGATCTATTCTGGCAATAGCTGCTCCTTTACCGTAAACGGTGCGCCAATGGTCGGCGTTTTGGAATTGAGCTACGAGCAGAAACGCACCAGGAAGGCAGTTTATGGCGCAAAACGCTCGGGTACTGTGCTAGGCAAGACGTCGGGAAAGTATGAGGTCAGTTGCACGCTCAAGTTGCTCCGGTCTACTGAAGACTGGTTGACGACATTTTTAACCCCTTTCGGTTTGGGTTCGTATGGGGACGCTCAGTTTTTGCTGACGGTGTCTACTTTTGAGCCGGCAATTACTCCTGCGGTTCCGCTGGTATCGGTTCTCTTGGGGTGCACGATCGATGGCAAGAAGAACTCGCACGCCGAAGGTATCGATGAGCTTGTTTCTGAATTGGAAATCGGCGTGATGACGGTTACAGAAAACGGTAAAATTCTTTGGTCATTGGTCCGAGATGTCCCGTGAAAGGTGGTTCTACAATGGAAGATGTTTTGTATTTGCTGGCGCAAGCACAAGAGAAACGAGCGGAACGCGAGGACAGGCGGCTCCAGGAGAAGGCAGCCAGTGAACTGGAAATGCTGCGTTTGGAGGACCGCCTAGAGGACGAGCTAGGGCCGCGTGGCGTTCAATTCGAAATCGTCGACTGTCGCGACGTGGGGGGAGGGTTCGTTGCAGTGAAGCTGGGGCCGTCAATCGTTCACACTAGATTCGCCAATTCAAAGCAAACATCGTCCGATTTGGATTCATACGTGACACCGTGTCTGGTACACCCAACAGTCGAAGCTTACCGTGCGCTCGTGTTCGAGCGGCCTGCGCTCGTTGGTCGCTGTGCGTTGGCGTTAGCGTATCTGTACGGAGTGCAGAGGGAAGGTGATCAAAAAAAATAGATGATGGCTTTGCACGCTGCGCGAGGAATCCGGCATTTGCTGCGGAGTGTCTAGTCGAGTTGTTCGGGGGCGACCGGGAAAACATACAGGCGCACGTAGGCGCTTTACTGCTAGTAGAGGCACTAATGATTTTCAGGACGTCACATGGCATCGGGTGAGTCTGAATTCAAACTAACGCTGGTCGAAGGGATTTCCGGTCCGTCGGCTAAGGCGGGAAGTGCGCTCGATGAGCTACGTGCGAAAATCGGTGCGACACAAGCAGCGCTGAAAAACATTGGGGCAGATATGGATCGCCTAAAAGGAGCTACTGAAAAGGTCAAGACGTCAAAAGGTGATTTGTCGAGGAAGATGATAGGCGAGCAAAAAGAGACGGTCAAGACTACAGGGGCAACGCATAAGAGCGGCCTGGCGTTAAGGGATCTGTCCAAGGGGGCGAAAGAGGGTGAGAAACCGATCAAGGGGATCGGTGATCTCTTCTCTAGGGTAGGGAAAATCTTCGAAGGTGGCGGCGCTAAAGCTGCCGCAGGTGGCGAGGGTATGGGCGCGATGGCGGGAAAAATGGGCAAAGCAGGGGGCGCAGCGGGTGTGGTCGCTGCTGCTGTGGCCGCTGCTGCTGTCGCGTTCGTTGCCATCACTGTGAAAGTTGCGGAAGCAACCGTGGCGGTCGCGAAGTGGGTTCTAATCTCGGCTGATGCGTCGCGTACTGCGGGCCTTTGGCGCGAGTCCGTACTTGGGGGCGCAGCGAATAGTGCAGCGTTGACTTTTCAAATCGACCAGTTGGCTCGCGTGCTCCCCACGTCACGCGCGAAGCTTCAAGAAATGGCCCTTTCTCTTTGGAAGACTGGGATCGATGGGCAAATCCTGGTCGACTCGATGGCAGCGCTCGGCCATGTTTCGGAAGCGATGGGCGAAGACGTTGCGGGGTCTTTCCGTCGCATTCTTGAGGCAAACAAGCTGCTTGGTCGTTTCCAATTGCCAGATCCTAGGGAAATGAGGGGGTGGGGCGTGTCCTTCGACGACATTGCAAAGCAACTGTCTACGAAGCTTGGAATTGGCCTTGGGGACGCTAGGGCTCGCCTTCGTGCCGGTGGGGTCAAGTTAGCGGATGGGGCCGCAGCGCTGCGGGCGGCAGTGGAAAAGAATTTCGGGGCTATCAATCTTCGAAAGGCGTTGACGATTGACGCGATAACTGGGAGATTTCACGAAAACATCGCACGGCTATTTTCTGGGATCAATATTGAGCCGGTGCTTGTTGGTTTGTCAAATCTAGCTAATTTACTGTCAAAAAACAGTGTGCTCGGGTATGGTTTGGAAAAGGTATTTAAGCTAATCGGTGATTCAGTAGTTCAGGGGCTGATCAGGCATGGGCCATTACTTGAGGATGTCCTATATGGAGTTGGAACTGTGCTGCTTCAGCTCGTCGCAATTGCCTACCGGCTCAAGATCGCGCTTGTCGCGGCGTTCGATAACCCAGAGCTAAAGGCGAAAATTGCTGAAATGCGGTTCATTACCGCTCCGTTCGTCGCTGCGTCAGGGTTCGCTTTGGACGCTGCGTCAGGGCAAGGTGCGACACCGCAGGGGGTAATGCCTGCAAAGGTACCTGTTGGGCCAACGGGCAGCGGTGGGACGGCGGGTGTGCCTGGTGCGGTTCCGGTGCCTGAGGTACGGGCTGCGGCTGTCGACGCGGGGAAACAGATCCCTGCGGGCATGGCTATTGGCGTGAAGTCAAACGAGGGTTTTGCTAGCGTCGCGATCGGTTCGATGGGCGCGCTGATGATCGCGGACCTCAAAAAGGCGCTGGGAATCAAGTCGCCATCGCGGGTTTTTGCTGGGCTCGGGGCAAACACCGCGCTCGGTTTTGCGGCGGGTATCGAAACTGGCACTCCTGCGGCTGTAGCGGCTGTAGGCGCGCTCGGTGACGCAGTGGCGGCTCGTGGGTCAGGGGACGGAGCCGACGCAGGTGGTGGGGGCGTACGTGCTCGGGTTGGGGGGGTTCGGGATAGGAACGGCGGCTATGGGGCCGCGCCCGCAGCTCGCGACGTCACGGTGAACGTGACGATCAACGCAGCGGGAGGGATCGACCCTTCCAAAAATCCCAGTTTCTTGGCAGAATTGACGCGAGCGATTGAAAACGCGTTGCTTGCGCAAGGGCTGGGTGCTTCGTAATGATGCCTTGTGACCTTCTAGATTCTGCGATCCCGCGCGCTGATTGTATCCTCCTCGGCCCTATGCGTTCTCCTGGCCGAGCGACAGTTAAGGGCGCTGGAGATCCTAGGAAATGGGATGTTCGCGCTGGGGTCGGATTCGATGGTGGCTCCACTGTTTGCGTGGGAAAGGAACCAGCGAAATTCGAGGTAGAGTTTGCGCTTTGGTTGGGCTCGCAGTTTTTAGAATGGCAGGTTTTCGCAAGGTTACTTCTCGATGCACGCGTCATGCGGGTTGCGTTGGGGATCTCTCACCCTGCGCTGTCGTTTCCTCCCTTGTCGATTTCCGCGGTAATTGTGGAAGACGTGTCGCAGTTTTCCCAGTCTGACGATGGTCTTTGGACGTGCACGGTAAAATTCATCCAGTGGAAACGGGCGCTCCCGATCTTTGCTCGTCCCATGGCTGCGGTACCGGGGGGGAGCACGCCTGTTCCTACGGCGCAAACGGAGGCCCAAAAGGGATTTTTGAAGGCTCTTGAGAATGTGGGGCGCTTAGCTGCGCAGTCCGATGCGCAGGGGGCATTGTGATCACGCTCAATGGGTTCGTTGTTCGTAGTTGTTGGCTGATGCAGCCTACGACCGGAGTATGGACGGCTGAGATTGAAGCTGAATGCGACATCATTCCAAGCGTCCCGATCGGACCTGCAGTGTTGTTCGTCGAAGCAACTCCGTTGCGCTGTTGGGTAGTCGAGACGTTCAGCGGGCTATGGGTCGATCGTCTGCGGGTCCGGGTGATCGGTGGCATTTCCGGCGGGTGGCTGCGCGATGTTTTGCCGCTTCATTTTCACAATGACGTGGGGGTTTTGTCGTCTGCAGTAGTGGCGGCGACAGGATCCGAAATTGGCGAGGCAATCTCGGATCCTCTGCCTGTACGGTACGGGGTCGATTATGTGCGCGCGGGGGGGCCTGCGGCGCGTGTGTTCGGCGATCGTCCGTGGCACGTCGATCCGATTTCTGGTGTGACCACCGTGGGTGCCAGAATACCAGCGCTGGTGGATTGGTTGACGTTCGACCTTTTGGATTGGGATCCTGTTACGCGATGCGCAACGTTCGCGGGCGATGGCGTGCTTTCCCCTGGTAGCCTGATTGCGGATCCACGGCTGGGCGCATCGGTTTGGAAGTTGGGGGACGTATGTCAAAGTTGGGGAGAAGGGCCCGCGCGCTCGCAAAGTTGGCTTGTACCCGTGGCGTCTGAGACACCCGGCGGGATGTCGTTATTATTCCGCAGGTTGATTCGTGAAAATGTTGGGGTGTTGTTCCTGCAAAGTTACCGTTATCGAGTGGTTTTGCAGGGGGTGGACGGTCGGTTGGTTCTTCAACCGGTAGATCTCGCGGGGCCTATGCCTCCTACCCTGCCAGTTTCGATTTGGTACGGGATCCCTGGGTTTGCTGCCAAATTGTTGCCTGGCGTGATTGTGGAATTGCACTTCCAAGGTGGAAATCCCGCGCTGCCCGTGGTGTCTGGGTTCGATGGCTCGGGTCTTCCTCTCGATGTTTCTCTGACCGCGACGAAAATCGCGGTGGGCAGTGGGGGCTGTGTGTCGGCGAGTATCGAGGCGCTGCGCGTGTCGTTGGGGGATGCGATGGCACTAAAGCCCATAGTGCTAGCTCCTGAGCTGATAACGTGGGCCGCGGCGGTTGTTGAGGTGCTAAAAACATCGGGGATCGTTGTTCCTCCTTTGCCTCCGTCTGTTGCGTCTCTAAAGGTTTTTGGGGTGTAGAATGGCTGATATCGTTTGCGAATATGACCTGGATCCATATGGTCGCGAATTGAGCAACGCAGATCAAGAGCTGTGGCAAGACCTCTTGCACCGTCTTATCGAGGACCCAGGATCTAACCTGGACGATGGGGACCGCGGTGTTGGGGTCTTTTCGCTACTGTCGAGCTCTACGTCGTTGCAACATATCGCGCATGCGATCGAAAGTGATTTCAGGAAAGATGCGCGTGTTCAGGTGGTAAAGGCGACAGTTGGTACAGCAAAAGCTGCTAGGATTACTGTCGAGGTGGTTACGATGTCGAATTCGACGTTGAGTTTTGATGTCTCATCTGGGTCTGGGGTGATCCGATGATCGGGATCTCGGACCTGCTGTCAGAAGTGACAGCGAAAGAGACTTACGAACGCTATTTGTCGAACTTGGAAAGGCTAGGGGTCCCCGCAAGGTCGTGGCGAATTGGGGGAAGTTTGCGCACGATCTTGCAGGTTATAGCAACAAATTATGCTGAGTTATCCGCTGTAGTCGTCGCGTTATCTCGTGCTGGTTTTTTGGAAACCGCAGAAAAAAGCTGGCTGACGTTGTTGGCGCGCTCTGTATTCGGCGAGCAAAGACAGGGTGCAACTCAAGCCACGGGGCTCTTGCGGCTTACAAATTCCGGTGGTGGTCTGTACAGTTGGCAACCAGGACAGCTTATTGCGCTGCACTCGATCAACGGGAAAAGCTACCTGAATACGACGCAAGTCGACCTTATGCCTGGGCAGACACGCGACGCACCGATCGCGTCGCGCGAATTTGGGTCCGGGTCTAACGCGGGTCCGGGTGAAATTGTGGATTTGGAAACCAAAATGCTCGGCGTTTCGGTGAGTAATCCTGCGGCTGTTGTTGGCGTCGACGAGGAAACGGATCCTATGCTGCGCGCGCGGTGTCGCGACAAATTGGGGACGCTGTCCAATGGGGGACCACGGCGGGCCTTTTCGTATGCAGCCAAAACAGCAAAAAAAAGCGACGGTCGGCCAACGGATGTCAATCGCGTTTTTGTCTCGCGCAGTTCTTCGACGGGCGAAGTGCACGTACTTGTCGCGTCAAAATCTGGAGCTGTGAGTGCGGAAGATTTAATTGCTGTGCGAGCCAGTGTGGAGGCGCTGGCTCGTCCTGATTGTGTCACCGTGTTTGTCGCGTCTGCGGCAATTGCCAATATTGGGCGCGATGTCGTCGTCTGGCTCCAAGGGACTCAAATCGATGTAGTTGCTGTCGAGGTCGCGCTGCGAGTTGCTGCCCAGGCGTGGGTCTCTGCCTATCCGATCGGCGGGTTTACGAAACCACCTGCCACGCAAGGGTGGTGGTTTGCGGCGGGGCTCGCAGGGACGCTCAAGGCAGCGCATGCGTCGGTTTATGACGTCGACGGTACGGGTGCAGATGTCGCGCTAAACGGAGGCGAGGTTCCGTCTTTAAAACTGGGTGTTACCCTACGGGTCGTTTCCGAGGTGACGTGAAATGGGAGACACGGTTTCCACTAGGTTCCGCGACAGTCTGCGGAAATATGTTCCGGTGTGGCTGTCTGACCGCCTAGGTCAGTCTGTAGGGTTCCGCCTCCTGTGGGCGGTCGTCGCGACGCATGACGTTCTCGCTGACGTCGCACTAGAGGGGCTGCAAGCTGCTTGGCCTGGGATGGGTACTCCGGATGCTTTGGGTTTGATCGGACGAACCAGGGGCCTCGTCAGGTGGCAGGACGAGCCCGATTCGAGCTATCAGCTCCGCTTGCGTGGTTGGCTGGAATGTTGGGCCAGGGCTAGAACCCGTGAAATTGCGCAGCAAGTGCACGGGTACCTACGGAGCAAGCCTATGGTGCGTTTGATTTCACGTGCTGGGGTTTGGGTCTCGGTGGATCGTGATGGCGTTCTGACAGAATGTGAGGCCCCGTGGAATTGGGATAGCATCTCGCATCCAGAGCGATCGGGTTGGTGGTCTGATTTGTGGATGGTGGTTTTTACGGATCAATATCCAAAGCGGCCTGGTACGCTGGGATCGTTGCCAGCGCATGATGACGGGCTCGGGTTGGGGCACATGGTGCCGCGCGTAGAATGCGACATTTTGCGCGCGTGGATCGGCGAGCTAAAGGGCGCACATTCCCTGATTCGAGCGGTGATATGGTGCGACGACCCGACCATGTTTGACCCCAAGAATCCAGTCAACGTTCCAGATGGCACGTGGGGCGCGTGGGGCTACGGAGATCCTTCAGATTGTACGCGTGATTTGCAACACTGTAGATATTGGGAGATCGAATAAATGGGCCGTCCTATTCCGGGCGATGACAAATGGCGCGATCAATTCGTCATTCCTGACGACGGGGATCCGCCCACAGCGGCAGCTTGTAACATTGGGCTTTCTGCACTGGCAGATCGCACGCGTTATTTGTGGGTCCGGCGAAACGAGTTGCTCGAGTTACTGAAATCTGAGGAAGGGTCTAAGCTGATTGGCTCCGCAATAATCCCGAGACGTTACGGGGACATTGCAGCGGGAACGGTTTACGAACAGCTAGGGTTTGTCTATGAGAAGTTGTTCGAATACCAGCTGCTTTTGAACCATGAAGGGACAGACCACGTAGGGGGACGTGCGCTCGTTTATAAGGACCACACGTTGCATGCTGGTCTTGTAGCGGAGCAATTGCTTGAACTGCTCGAATATGCGGACTTCATCCAAGAACTCGTGTCTGCACTCGAAAAGAAACAGGGCGGCGACATAACAGCGCTCACGGGTCGCGTGTCAGCTCTTGAGACCTGGCGCGCAACTATCGGCGACAGGGACCGTCCCAACGGCGTAGCTCCGGTAGATGCTAACGCTTCGCTTCCGTTTCGAAATAACTCCATTTGCGAGGTAGGTTTCGTAAGCGAAGAAGGCGATCATCTCCGGACAAATGCGGCGCATGCTGTGCTGGTCAGTTTGATGCTTATCGATGGGATGAATGTCAAGCCTTTACGAATAACGGATGGGCAACATGTTCCATTGCTGGTTACTCGCTACGCGATCAACATGGCCACGCCAGGTGGCATGAACAGAGATCAAATGGTGTTGTTGTACACATACAGCGGGGCGATATATGCGCAATATGAGATAATAATGGCCCATGATGTTGATTCTGAATTCACAGCGGTTCCTGTTGGTCGGCCGTTGAGTGCTTGGCGCATCGTCTCGTCCAAGAATTGCTCGATACGTGCTCTCCCGGGGGGAGCAATCGGGGAAGGGGTCGGTTATGGCTGTTGAATCTCTCAATTGGTTGGACCGATATTTCACGCCTCCGCTGTGGGCTGGCGAGGATAGTAAGCCGTTGCCAATGCGCCCTATGATCCGCATCACCGGGAAAGGCGCTAAGCTGACGGATGATCCTATCGAGGGGCGCACCGAATTGGTGATCGACGGCGGTGGTGCGGGGTTACCATGGGGCATTTTCGCAGTAGGCAGGGGATCGACGGGATCAGATGTGCTGGCGGGTAGGAAACGAGTCCTTGGGTTTTGGCCCAGCCTGACGTTGCTTTCGCCTGTTGTTCCTGCGGCTTATGGGTTGATTGTCACTGCAGCGTTTCGACAGGTTGTTACTGCCGACGCGGCAGTGCGGACAGCGCAATGGGGTGGTTTTGTCGAGGCATTTTGTGCGAGCGCAGGGGGTGTGGCATGCTCTGAAACGATTGTTGTTAAGGATCTCGAATTGAATGTTCAGGGGGTTCTGTTTTCATCCTCGGAAGTTGAGGGGCAGGAGCTTTTAGGGGCTCGTTGTTGGGCTGAGTACGGGTATTTGGCTGTCGTCAATAGTTGGGTTGTTCCTTTTGCTGAACTGCCAAAAAAAGACGAATTCGCAGCAGCGCTGCGACGCATGGGCAAGGGGGTGGTGTGATGTCGGGTGCTTTTTATTTGCGTGGGTGGGATCGAGATTTGACACAATGGGAAATGTGGGTCAGCGACGACGTGGATTCTCCCCCCCCCAGTGGCAAAGAAAACTTGCAAAACATCCAGTGGATGCCCTTTGAAAAGGGCGGGGGGGCTGCGGGACCTTTTTGGGTCAATACAGCATGGCCATTGAGTGGCGGTGAGCTGCTGGACCACGACATCCTGCTCTCAATCGAGCCTGGCGAAGAAGGTTACTCTCTCCAAACATATGAAGGGCAAGTGGTGTGGAGGCCTTCTGGGGGAGGTACGACGCACACGTTGGGGACGTCGTTCCCTATATCGGGTGGCGGACTGTTCGACAAAGACTTGACTCTGTCGATCTCGCCAGCGTCCACAACGGGTCACGTCTTGACGACGATTGCACCTGGCACTGTTGGTTGGGCGCCTGGGCAGGGTGGGGGCACGGCGCACACTCTCGGGACCACCTATCCCATAGTAGGGGGGGGCCTGTTCGACAAAGACTTGACTCTGTCAATCTCGCCGGGCGTAGAAGGGCAAGTCTTGACAGGTCATGACAGCGCGCCGCCTGATTGGGCACCGGTGGTAGTTTGGGAAATCAAGGGGAAAGACGGCGGGTTTTCTCGAAAAGACGCCTACGTGCGATCTGGCGCGGTGGTGAAGACCGAGGGATACTTCGCCGAGGGGTACAATTTACGGGCGGTCGCGATTCGGGTATGGGGGGACGCTAGGGGGACACCTTCATTTGTGGATGCGCCGGAACAATTTTATGTGAAACCCGGGATGTCAATGCACGTCACGGCGCACGCTGTCGCGCATTGCCGGGACGAAGGCTACGCGTCGTCCCCCCATTCTGGTTCATGCACCGTGCACGCTCTGATCACATGGGGAGCAACAGCTCCCGAACCTCCGAGTGTCTTTTTTGCGGTAATTGGAACAGACATAAATATGGCGGGCGCGCTCCTTAACCCTGGTATTCGTGTAGGTAGGATCAACAGCACGATGTACCAGGTAGAATTCCACGCGAGTCGCGCAGCACCGCCTCCTAAAGATGGCGAGGGGGCCCCCCCCACGGCAACCACGGGGCTGTTGGTTGCGGTAACTTTCGACGCAACGGTCTCGTTAGGAACTGCATAGTCATGGCGCAGGCATCAACGGTCTGGTAGTTGGGTGACAGGAATTTAGATGTTTTTAACTCGTGCGCGTCCGTCATTTGTAAGGGTAGTCCATCGCGACGATCGGCCGATCGTGGGGTCAGTGGAAAAGGGGGGGCTCGCTGCAATTGTGCAACAGGGGGAAAATCGGGGCAAATATTGCCGAGCGGGCGTTTCGGGGGGAAGTTTCGTTGTGGGTCGCTTCTCAGAAACAACGGACCGTGATCATGCTGAAATCGAATATTTCCCAGACAGGACCATCATTTTACTTCAAAACAGCGACTCCTGGCCTGTCACCAATGAGGATCGAGAGGGCCTCTGTTGGGCGGTCGACGACCAAACGGTGTCGAGTGCGGATAGCG